AACATTGCTTACACTGGTGGACCGAGTGGCGCCTACACTTACCATGCTCTTGATGGGTTGTATCCGCACAAATTGGCGAAGGGAATTGTGAGATTTGATAATCCAACTGTTGAGGCCTCCCAAACGTACAAGTCCCATGCCCACTTGATACCGAAAGCATTAGACCGTATGTTCACTTTTATGGGTGTTAAGAAGTACTTTAAGACCAAGAAGTACACACCGTTTTTCCCTGTGAAGTTGAGCCTCCCGCCTGAATCGTCGTCTGGTCCTAGACCTGGAAGGCGTCGAGTTATGGAACCTACCCCTGATAAGCCATTTTTCCGTGTTTATTGCTTTCAGGGGCGTAAGCTTGAACTTGCTACTTATGCCAAATTGGAACTTGCACAGATGATCGCCGATGCATTGGCAGGTAAAGAACGCCCAATGAAAGACGATGCCTGGACTTTTGCGGCTAAAGCCGAAGTATTTAATCGGTTTGGTAAGCTTGGAATGTTAGCTAATTCGGAAGCGTTTGAGAAATTCCGAATATTCAACATTGGTTTCATGACAGGTTTGTGCCTTGAGCAGCATCTTTTTAAGCTTCGATCCCGTATTGAGAGGGGTAGAATGATAAAGATTGGTTTGCGTTGGTGGCATGGTGGTGCGTTACGTTATTATTTGCAATTCAAAGCTGATAACCCTTCAATGCGTTACTTTGATGGTGACTTTAAAAACTATGACATGAAAGTCCATCGTACTTTGATGGAGTTGTATTGTGTCATGGGTGGTGTGTATTTTGATTTTACTATGCACACACCCGAATCTCAGGCTTATCGAATCTTGTTGAGTGTGGTCATGAAGTGGCTCACTCAACGCCTGACTCACGTTTTTGGCGACATCTGGAAAATGATAATCGGATGTATGCCCTCAGGCGCATGGGACACGTCTCATGGTGATTCCTGGATTGCAGGTTTTCTCTTTTGGTGGTACTTTGAAGTTGTTTATGAGGCTAATCCCTCTCGAAGGCGTCAAATGGACGCACTATTTGCTTCAGGGCACGTGGAATTTGCGTGCTATGGAGATGATCATAATGGTGGCGTTCATCACCTACTTCATGATATCATTAATGAGAATGGTTATGCTCAGTTTGTGCTCTCATGTGTTGGTATGGAAATAAAAGATATCCGTAACAACATTCCATTTTTATCCGAACCTGATTGGGCCGGGGGAATGTCGACCCGTGGCGTAGTCTTTTTACAGCGTTATTTCGTCACGCGCCCACCACATTTCCCTGCCAGTACAGCTCGAATAGTACCTTATCGTCCAATTACGAAGTACTATTGGAAGCTCCCGTTTGGTTCGGGTGGTATACGGACACCAATTGATTTCCTATTGTCTGCTGCCGGAAATGCGTATGACAGTATGGGGACTAATCTCATTGCGTACGAGTTTCTTCGTCATGTATACTTTTCAGTAGCACTTGCTGAGGGTCTCTCGACGAAGAAGATTCGTGAACATTACGAAGCTCGTATGCATGATCCGAAAGAAAAAGATTTTAATAAGCTTATGCGTAAAGCTGACATCTCGATGGAAGACCTGTTGTCAGG